TTAATAATAGTATATAATTATATAAGCGTTACTTATATACTATTACATCGGTTTTGTCAAATCAGGGGGTATTGTTAGCAATTCCGATTAGAATCATGTTTTTACCCATTGTCGTTTCCTAATAGTTATGCTTAATAAAGGCCATCCAGTGAGTCACGGACTTTTGCCCGCCCTTGTGGCCGTAAAGGGGTTTCTCAGGCGTGAGCGCAAGGATGTTGTTGTGGATTTGACAAATGTTCAGTTTTATGCATAATGTGGTGTTATAGTATTTTCTAAGGCGAGGAGTGCCTTGAAATCTCCAAGTTGGAAGCTAACATCCTGTGAACTGTAAATCCTAGGGGAACTGTCGACTCCGTTCCTAGGTGGGGAAAGCAAAACGATAACTCATTAAACGGCTGAGGTTTTAACAGGGTCTATAAGAGCTGGGGGCAACAACCCGGCTCGCTGATAACAAAGGGGTTTATGACTCCTTCCTAAGGGCTACACACCAGTATCCCTCGGAGTCGCTGTGCTCCAATCTAATACCGGCTGAGGAAACAACAACACTAATGACTAAAACAGAATATCAACAATACCTTCTAAGTGATCACTGGTTGAAACAACGTTTAACCGCGTTTCAACATTATGGTAATACGTGTAATAGGTGTGACCGGTTTGCTACTGATGTTCATCATCGTACATACTCAAGGTTAGGTAGAGAACTAATGTCAGACCTCGAATTGTTGTGCCGGAAATGTCATGAGGCTGAACATGCTAAGGACCCACTAAAGGCTAAGGCACGTAAGCAGAGTCGGAAGAGAAAGAATCGAAAATACGTTACGGGTGTAAAACGGTGGCAGAATCGTCAAACCGCAATCAGAAAGCTGTCGAAAGCAACAGGTTACTCTTACGAGTTTTTAAAGGACCTTAAAACCGGTGAGCTGAATCGACTCCGTGACAAATACAAGGTCAAGGTAGAAGTATTCAAAAAGACGGGTAATACTTCCGTTGAGCGTAAACCGTTCTGGAATTCGGTCAGCTGCTAGATAGAAACTTACCCTTCTCCCCGAATCTACTAAAGATGAAAAAGAAGCTAATACCCAAAGAAGCTGTTGATGCAGTTGATACTTTAACACTGGAAAGGATGTTAAAAACGTTATACCCGGAAAGTACGTATAACCGGTTACTAGACGAGTACATAAAAAACCCCCATTATCAAAAGGGGGTTAGTAGTATATCTTGGATAGCTAACGCTTTTAGGAAGATAGTTAATGACACTACTGCATCGGAGCAACAGTCGTTGTCCTTATGAGTCTTATATGAGGAGAAAACCCCTATGGTGTCGGTTTGATCTAACCCTTCTTACCAAACACCCGTTTCCACCGTTCCTCCAATTCCTCATCGGTGCAATACTTGTCGTCCTTGGGACGCTGTGTGGAGCCTTTGCCGTTCATCACCAGCACCTCCTTTTACCACCATCGTAGAAATACGCCCAGGCCGTTAGGAGGTCCAGTAACCGGCCCCGGTTCCAACTAAACCCTTCATCGATCAATAGCTGCATCAAATCCAGTGTAGCCATATTCTTATCCGGCCAGGTGTATTCCTTGTTGTGATGGTGTCGCATAAAGTGCCAGTAGAAGATACGCGGTAGGTAGTCAATGGTGTAACCCGGACTCTTGCCCCACGGTGCCTTACTCTTCTTTCTAGTGGATAACCACACCAGTAGCTTATGGGTCCGTGGCATACAACGGAAGGTGACCCGATCACGGGTGCGTGGTCCCTGTATGCGGTAGGTCTTGGCTACGCGGATGCCGGTTATGTCGGCTTTGGTGAACATGGGTTACAGCTCAATATCCTCCACCGGCTCATAGAATAAGTGATCCGCTAAATCCTCCAGGCTGTCGTCAGCCCATAGGTTCTGTAACTCATGGATTATGACCTCGACGTTGATCCTCTTGCTGTGACTGGCACTAGCTGATAGGTAGTCAAAGGTTTGTATTAGGCGGTCCTCAACAAGTAAACAACGTTGGGCAGCGTAGAGTTCTGACGCTTCTTTAACCGCGTCATAGGTTATGGTGTGTTTTGGCATGGTGCAGGAGTATTGATGATTTGTTGTGAGTTGTCAAGCAATCAACACTTGAATTCCTTCTTAGCTGCCTCCATTAGACTCTCTCTCGTAGCATCGCAAAGCCAGGAATGCCCGTCATACTTGTCCAAATAGTCATTCAGGATCACCTCTTCATCTAAATTTTTGACTAGTGTAAGCTGCTGCTGGAGGGTTATTTCCATGGCTACATCCAATGCGTAGTCAATCATCTTGTCTCCTGTCAGATTGAACCACTCGCCCATCATCCTATGCTCTGAATACTTATCATGCACAGCCTTCTCTAATTGCCTAGCGTCCTCTTTATTCCTCATTGGACATGTTAACAAGATGCTAAGTGGTTTTGGATTGCCCGTCTGAAGCATTCCCAGCCTGCGCTTAGGGTCATTTGTAATACCTGCCTTAGTATGCTCTCCGTCTGTGATTAGATATAGACAATACATTATTATCCTTCATTCGACCAGTTAATACCCCCTAACCGCCGTTCGACCCGCCTTAAACTGACTCATATCAATACACCGAGGGTTGATCTCCAGTAGTATCCTTAAACAGTCAATGTAATCCTTCCAGACCTCTTCCGTTCCACCCTCACCGGTAAAGTTCTCCATGCACTCTATCAGGTTCTCACAGCGGTCACTAATGAACATATGGGGCATGTTAAGACTGTCCGTGTCCCGTGTCTCATCGTAGTCCAGATAATCGTTCACAGCCTGGATACCCAGCTCGATCTCGTTACGCATGTCCACTCGCTTAGTAACCGGCGTTACATACCGGACACCCTCTTGTAGCAGTTCTTCCAACAACCGGGTATCCCCATCCCTGCCGGTATGAGTATGATTAGCAAACCGCTTATCAATCCCACGCTCAAAGATATCCATACCACCCTCCATGTCCATCATCTTAGCGATATACTGTCGGATACCCCAACCAAGACTTTTCATGGCATCACCAGGCTTACCCTTGGGAGTCTCATCAGTAACACCCCAATGACCATAACTCCTATCGGGAAACTCATCCCATATGTAGATATTGGGCATATCCTCGTCCAGTGACTGAGTAACACCAGCATATAGCCACACCCAGGGCTTTTTACCCGCAGGGTCAAGGGTCTGATACCGGGTTACAACCATGTTACGTTTGTTAATCCACGGTAGGTCCTCATGCGGTATAACGTGAATACGCCTGTTAAACTTCGGAAACTTAGTCGTGCTACTCTTAACACACACACCGTGAGCACGTGCTAGTTGTTCCTCACGGGGTCGGGTCTTCAGGTCAGCTAGCATATCCGATGGTATATACGGATTATCCTCCGTCCAGAAATACCAGATCTTACACCGGGAGCGGTTCTTGCTCAGTTGCTCATAAGGCACAGTCTCGTCCAATAGCTTACTGTAACGCTTCTCAATGGTCTCAGCACCCGCATTGATGTCATGAATCAAACTTGTCCAACCCTTCAGAGTCGTAAACGACAACAGTATCCTACCGCGATAGTCAGCTACCCGGAAGACCATGAGCCATAAACACGCATAAGCGGGCACAGAACGTTGATTTGCTGGAGTTGTGGTGAACCGTGTTACCGATAAGGTAGTTGTGGTGTTCGGGGACCTCGATATCCCAAACCCAGTCTTCCCTCAGCGATTTGACATCGGCGACAATAGATGTTGTGGTATTACCTTCACAACGTTCCACAACATTATAACGATAACAAAATGGGCAGACATAACGCAATTGATTACCCAGTGCAGCAAATTGCTGACTGGATCGCAGAAGGAAAGACACAGGCTTGGATTGGCCAACAGCTCGGATTAGACGGCAAACTGATCTATAAGTGCTGCAAAAAGCATGGCATAAAATGTCAGAGAACTGGCCCTCGCTCTGGGCCTGAACACCCTGAGTGGCAAGGAGGGCGTCTAAAAACCGAGAGTGGCTATATAAAGGTTTATCAACCGGACCATTGGACGTGTTCTGAA